TCATTTCATTTTTCCTTAGAACGTCTAACTACCACGGAATAAGCATTCTCCACGTTGAGACCAGCGGGAAGAACATTTGGATTCTCTTGTAGAAACTCTTTCATATTTGTTTGTTGAATTCGTTTCTCTAACAGGCCGAACGCACCATGCTCTTTGATAAGTTGATACATTGAATCCCAATCGTTCGTCCAGTACCGTGACTTTACTGAGCGAATGATTGTGCCATGTGGGGTGCGAATGCTATCGGCATTCATTTCTTTGCATACATCGAGCATCTGTATTTCTAATACTTCCATCTGCTCTTTGAGTTCTGTGTCTTCAGCTTCAAACGCACGTTTGTTTTCAGAACGTTTGTCTCTGATCTTGATATAGATTGCGGTAAGTTTACCTAAATCTACGGGGGCGGATTGCTCCTGAACTTCTGCGTTCATCTAATTCTCCTAATGGTTGGTTGGTTGGAACTCTAATTATATCTCAACATTTGACAATGTCAAGAGTTTTCTGAAGAAATTTCTTGTTTGTATAAATCAATTACTTTTTGGTGATTGTTGATATTACCCTGAAGCATCGTGTACATCTTAGCCTCAATTGGGCTACCCTTAATGTGTACGATAGTCATGTTATTAACTTGTCCGGGCCTATCAATACGTGCGTTAGCTTGTAGGTATGTCTCTACGCTAGTGCACGGAGCATACCAAATGATTGTATTGGCGGCAGTTAGTGTTAACCCGTGTGATGCCGCCTTCGGTTGTATCAGCAATACCTTTGGCTCTGCTTGTTCTTGAAACCGTTTAACAATGTCGGAGCGCCTATTGACCGGCACTGAACCATTGATGATGTCACATGTAATGTTGTGCTTTACTAAATGTTTCTCAAGTAGTTCTATCGTATGGGTAAACGGAACAAACACCAGAACTTTATGGCTTGACTCTTCAATAACTTCCTGAACCACATTCAGTCGGCTACTCACATCAAACTCAATGATTTCTCTCGTATCCGTATACACCGCACCTCCTGCTATCTGAAGAAGTTTATTGATTTGAACCGCAGCATTGACTGCTGATACTTCTTCGCCAGCGGCCTCAATCAACATCTGCTTCTTTAGTATGTTGTAGAACTTAATCTGCTGCGGAGTTAACGGTGCATCTCTTTCAACAAATGTAATCGGCGGGAGATCAAGGCAGTCGGCTTTCTCAAAACGAATAGCGGGTTGCAATGCTTTGTGCACGACCATCTGTGAGGTTGGTTTTGGTATCCAACGAAATGCACCGACCTGTGCCATAACTAAGTCTTTGAACTGACCAAAGAAAGGTGGCACACCTTTAGGGTTGATTAACCTTGCCAATCCGTAAGCATCCACAGGAGACTGGGCGGCAGGCGTACCAGTCAACATCCACAGGCCCTTGATAACTTTTGTTAGATCACGTAGGTCTTTCCAACGCTCGGTCTGCACATTCTTATATGCTGAAGCCTCGTCCACTACGATGAGGTCAAACCCACCCGCAATGATTTCTTTTTTAACGATACCGATACCATCAAAGTTAATGATGACAAACTCAGCACCGGAATTAATAATGTCTTTACGCTTGCTTGCAGCTCCGTGCGCAACTGCAACGGTTCTGTGGAGTGCAAACTTAAACAAATCATTTTGCCAAGCCGACTTCATAATTGACAGCGGGCAAATAACTAGCACACGCTTTACTAGCCCTACAGCCATTAGGTAATCGACTGCCCAAATGACTGATGCCGTCTTACCTGTACCTTGTTCGTTAAAACAAAAGGCTTTTGGGTTACCTGTTAAAAATTCTGATGTTGTCTTCTGATGCTCGAATGGTGTGAACCCCGGAGGACGAGGCCACGTATACTCTGATAGGTTCATTTTTTCTTACGTTCTTTTGTACTGGTTTCTGATACGACCTTATGGTTTGACCCACGCTTGAATGATCGGTTGACTGATGGAGCTTCTAAGCGCACACCATTCTTATTAGAGCCACCCTTTGATAGAGCCTTGACATGAGCAACATCCTTGCCTTCTCTAATGTCGGCCTCACCGTTTTTGTTCCTATCTGGGTTCTTCTTATCTATACCTTCTCTAGCACGCTGACGCTCTAAGCGTTCATCCGCTTCGCCACGTGCGATCTGCTGCTGGTATTCTTTCTTATATGGTCTTGGTTTGTTTACATACGGCATGATTACCTCCTGTTATATTCACATTCGTCAACTGAACAAAACTTACATAGTGGCCCACTTACGGGATTCCATACCCCATTCTCCAAGGCCGCTTCAATTCGTGCAACATCATTAGCGGACTTCTGTATGTACTTTGGAACCATCTCTACGTAGTGCTCAGCCTTTACAAATTCTTTACTTACCACGAACAACAACGCAGAGCGGATTCTCTTGATATACGGAAACTTGGCGAATAGTCCACAGGCTACTAGATCCAGTTGGGCTACATCCGCATATCTCGCACTCTTGCTCGTCTTGTAGTCCACCGAGTAAGCTACTCCTGTCTTCTTGTTGATAATCACCAAGTCGGCTACCCCATGCCACCACACATTCGGAGCATCGAAATCGCACGACTCTAAGTTCTTCGTCAACCCAAGTTTTACTTCGCAATGCTTTTCTCCCTCAATACTATTTAATTGTTCTAGCACGGGTTTCATGTACTCAAATGCTTCGGGTATTTCTTTGCCGTCCTTGATGAATTCTTCTGCTATCGTATGAGCAGTCTTTCCATACAGTGTTGCTTGTGTATCGGGCTCAACAATATCCTTTGCTATCTTTACGTGATAGTACTTCTTAGGGCACTGTTGGAATGTTTTTAAGCTACTGTATGACCAAACTATACTCATATAAATCCTTCGTTAATCTTCATCATCGTCTTCGGTTTCCTCCCAGTATAAATCATCTTTCCAAACTAGAACAGGGGTGCGTTTACCAATATAACCGCCTTCAATATTGAACTCAATAAACTCCCGCGCTTCATCAGCATCCATGCCATCCCGAGTCATTAATATCTTGCGCATGACTTCGGCATCGTAAACCAATACACCTACTGTAGTACCATCACGCCATATATGCGCTGGGCCTATGATGGCTTCATCAAATCCGTCGTATTTAATCATGCGTTTTTACTCCTGAGCATTGCTTCTATTTCTTCAACAAATTCAAACACCCAATTGCCGTAAATGATCCTCCACTTTTGGCTCAAGTGTTCAACTTCTGAATTCGTCAAACCTCTCCAAGGTTTTTTATATTCTTGGATGTCATCGTCATCTTCAACGACCGCTTGCACTTGCCTTTTGCGCCATCCTTCAGCTTCGATGCGCTCGAACTCTTCGTCTTCTGCAGTTTTCATTCTTGTTCCCTTGTTAGCTTTTGCCACAAACTTTTTTGGTTAATTTTTACATTAGCTTTATATTCAGCAATTGCTTTTTCTGCTACTTGCCACTCTAACTCGTCAAGCATATCAACGATAGAGTCTCCATGACCTGTCGCAAAACCTTTTCTCATCAGCCAATTGGCTACCGATTCACGCTCGGTTTGAATTGCCCTGTTAACTAACCGCAAAACTTCTTCATCGCAATCCAGTAAGCGTTTAAACGCAACAAGGTTTAATTGTTCTTTGTGAAATAATTTGATGTATTCTTCCCGTATCATAACAACGCCTCCTCAACATTATCCAATTGCTCTTGTTTCTGCCTACGTTGTACTTCTGCAAGTATCTTGGGATCAACACGATCAAAAGGCCACCATTGGTTAGCCATGATCTTGGCTATGATTTCTTTATCAGTCATGCTTTTCTCCACTCATCATCCAAACAATAAACCAAATCAAAGTTGTAATTGCAATTGCACCTGAAAGAATCAGGAACCACGTAAGTATGTTTAAAAATGTATTCATTGCACCTCTTTAGCTTTTTGTTTGGTTTTCATAAAAGCAATATCAGGTTGCTCTTTGCGGAGAGCCGCATATTCCAATTGCACTCGTTGTGCATGGATAATCTTGCCCGCAGTGTTGTTCATTTCGGCGGCAACTTTTACTTCAATTGTGCCGTTCTTGAGTCCCTCGTAAAGCGCGGACAGTTCTGTTGATAATTCACTGATGTGTTTCATTCTGTTTCCTTTGTTTACTTCTTGCACGATCTTTCGCACGGATTGTTTCAATGTTTGCGTAATAGTAAGCTCTCTTGGCGGCTTTTAGTTCTTCCGGTGTATGCTTTACTCTACGTCCAAACTCGTCAAATTTTCTTGGTTTGTACTCTAATCCTTTTTCTTGTTTGCTTTCTCTCCTCCTTACTCTTTTACATAATAAACATTCATAAGAATGACCATCTTTAGACCTTTTACTTTTACTAAATGAAAACATTGGCTTGTATTCTTTGCAAGTGCTACATTTTTTCTCAGTGCGATCGTTATCTAGTTCTCGCACCTTGCGTTTAATTTTTAGACGAATACGCTCGGCTTCAATAATTTCAGGGGGAACTAAAGCAGTCGGCATGCAAAGCATTTGCGCTACATAGCTATCCATTAGATCGATTCGTTTTTGCTTAGCATATTCTTTATCTATGGGCGCACGTTTATCTCTAGCTTTTTGGTGCAGTTCACGCACTCTCTCACGGTGTTTATCTCTATACTTTTTACCTCTTGCTTTATCTAAAGCACGACCATGCTCTGTTTTCGCATCGGCGGCTTTTTTTGCGGCTATGCGTTCTTTGTTAGCCTCACGATATACTTTAGCTTTAGCCGCTTTGATTTCTTTAGCAATCTCCATAGCTCGCTCCATACCCCGCTTCACAATTTAAAGGTAAGTCCATCCCCCAATCCGGGCGGGTTCGCATGCACATCTCAACGTACTCTTTAGCACTCTCAACTTGTTCAGTTGGTACAATACAAGCAATCGCATCATGCACAGTCATCACAACTCGGTGCTTCTTTGCAACCATGAGCATCTGCTCACCAATAACAATACGAGCCAATGCTTGACATACATTCTCAATAACCTTGCCACCATAAATGCGTGTAGGTATCAGAGCCTTGCCCCGCTTGGTGTCGTACACCAGCTCTGACTTCCCTTCCTCACTCTCTACTATCCGTAAGTTGGGATAACGCAGGTACAAGCCATTGGGTAACAAGATGCCGTCCTTGCCTTCGATCTTTAGAATTTCGTTGCGTCCCAACGTTGTCTGTTGGTTTTGGAGTATCGCTTTAAGGGCTGAACCCGCTGACTTCCATAATTCGCTAATCTTCGGATAAGTACTTCGGTACGTATCGATGATGTACTTCGCTTGTTCAATCGTGATCTCAACACCAAAATTTTTAAGTTGCAGTTGAAACTTCGCCGAGCCCATGCCGTAGCCTGAACCCAAAATCGTAGTCTTTCCGACGAACCTTTCTTCTTTCGTTATTTCGTCCACATTCTTTCTATAAATTGCTGACGCCATAATTTTGTATACGTCTTCGCCATGGTCAAATGCCTCCACTAAGTCGTTTTGTTCCGCAAGCCATGCTAGCGTACGGGCTTCAATTTGTGATGAGTCTGAATCGATCATCAAGTATCCATCTGGTGCAATGATGGCGTTCTTTAGCTCTGAGTTCCTTGGTAAGTTCTGCAAGTTGAGCTTGTCGTCACCACCCCATCGTCCTGTGTGGGCTGCGTAATATCTTAGGGGTACGGGCAAAGCTCCACGCTCGGCAATCCCGATGAACCGCTCAGTCCTTGTCTCTTCGATCGTAGACTTAACGCCCAATCTTGCAGCTACTAACGCCGCTACTTGAGGGAAAGGATGATCGAGTAACGCCTTAAACTCTTCGTCGGTTTTAGAGAACGCATAGGTTTGTTTGCCGTTAGCGGGGCT